CAGCAGCAATTACTGCTGGACAACAAGTTGCTAACCAATTATTAGGTGTGCAAGTTTGGGGTTCAGACGGTTTACGCTATGTTTTTGGTAAAGCTGGTGCTTCTATCAGCGCATCAACAACAGTTTGCGACATCAACACAACGACTTTCGTAGTGGCAGCTTCAGGTGGTGCTTATACATCACCAGCTACAGCTATGGTAATCAATGACTATGGTTGGTTCAGCAAGGCTTCAGTATAGTAATAAGTACTCCCCTAGCAATAGGGGGGTTTCTCAAGTCTATTCATGGTGAGTAGGCTTGACAAACCAAACTACTTTGGAGAATTAAATGTCAGAAACAGGCGCATTAGCAGTAAGATTTTATAGTAAAGAACTACAAAACGATTTTCTAACCAATAAAGAAGGCAGACCAATTAGCTACATGGCCGACTTTGTTAGAATTGAAATACCAGGCAATCAACTAAGTATTATTGATACTTTTGTGAATAACTCACATAAATCACAGTTTCCTACACAATGGTCTATGTATTTAAACGAAAAAGCGGATGGCAACCACAATCCTGATAACGTGCAAGGCACAATATTAAGAGATTGGCCTATCCTTAACGCAGCACAAGCGACAGAATTAAAACACTTTAAGTTCTACACAGTAGAACAAGTGGCAGCAGCTTCAGATCAACAACTTATGGCTATCGGTATGACAGCAGGTATGTCACCATTAGCTTTAAGAGATAAAGCTAAAGCGTTCTTAGAAAACGCTAAAGACTCATCATTTGTACAAAGACAGGCAGACGAACTTAAATTAAGAGAGCAAGAAATTGCTGATCTTAAAGATCAGATGACTAGATTAGCAAAAATGGTAGAGGAAAAATCAAAATCTGATAAGGCTGAAGTCAAATCAGAAACGAAAGAACCTAAAAAGGACTAATAAATGGCATCAACTCTATTGCAACTCGTTCAGCAAGCTACAGGTGAAATGGGTTTAACTCAGCCTACGCAAGTCGTAGGTAATACTGCAGCTGATGTTGTTCAGATTTATGCTCTAATGAACTCAGTAGGCTATGAGATTCAAAGAGATCATAACTGGGAAGCATTAGACAAAGAATACCGTTTTTACACAGTCTATACAACACTTACTTGTACACTTGTGGAAGATTCTGTCAATGTAACAACGGTAGAATCAACCACAGGGTTAAGTAACTTATATATCGTAACAGGTACAGGTATTAATCAAGATACTTATGTTAATACTGTTACAGGCGCACATTCATTAACATTATCACAAGCTGCTACAACAAGCGGTGTATATACACTATATTTTTCACAAGCTAAATATCCATTACCAAGCGATTGGGATAGACAAGTAGATCGTACACATTACGACAAGTCTAAACGCTGGGAAATGTTAGGCCCTACAGATGCTCAACAATGGCAATTCTTAAAGTCTAGCTATATTTCAACAGGCCCTAGAATCCGTTACAGAATTTTAGGCGGATACTTCCAAGTATGGCCTGCTATGAATACAGATGAGTATTTAGGCTTTGAATACATGAGTAACCAATGGGCTACAAGTTCAGCAGGAGTGACACAATCATCATTCTTAGCAGACTCAGATACTTGTATATTCCCTGATCGTTTAATGGTTACAGCATTGAAAAAGAAATACTTTGAAATTAAAGGTTTTGATGCAACAGCATTTACAAGAGATTATTTACAACAACTATCATTCGCTAAAGCTAACGATTCTGGTTCAGCTACATTGAGCTTTGCTCCAGTACCTGGATCAATCTTAATCGGATTTGAAAATATACCTGACGCTAATTACGGACAATAAATAATATGTTTCCAGTAAAAAAACAATCATCAGGAAGCGTATCATTACCAGCACCGGTAGGTGGATGGAACGCCAGAGATAGTTTAAGCGATATGCCTGCAACAGATGCAGTCTATCTAAATAACTGGTTTCCTGCTACTACAGAGTTACAGCTAAGAAAAGGCTATACTAAATGGGCTACTGGATTACCTGCTGAAGTAGATACTCTTATGAACTACGAAAGCGGCACAACAGGTAAGCTATTTGCTATATCTAATAGTGCTGTTTATGATGTAACCGCTTCTGGTGCAGTAGGTGCAGCATTACTTACTGGCTTAGGAAATTCACGTTGGCAATATTGTAATATTACAACATCTGGTGGATCATTTCTTTATATGGCTAATGGTGTTTCTACACCATATATTTATAATGGTACTACATGGACAAGCATTACAGGTGCTTCTACACCGGCTATTACAGGTGTTACTACTACTACATTAAATAACCCAATAGTATTTAAAAATAGAGTATTTTTTACACAAACTAATACATTAAAAGTATGGTATTTACCTGTATTGTCAGTAGGTGGATTAGCTAAATCATTAGACCTAAGCTCTTTTGCTTATAAAGGTGGATCTATAGTTCAACATGCAACATGGACAATAGATGCTGGTTATGGCGTAGATGATTACTATGCTGTTTATACATCTAAAGGCCAAGTAGTCGTATATAAAGGATCTGATCCTGATACAGACTTTGCTTTAGCAGGTGTATGGGATCTAGGAACACCAGTAGGCACTCGTTGTATGTATAAATACGGTGGTGATTTACTATTATTAGGTAAAGATGGACTTACACCATTAGCTTCAGAATTACAATCATCTAGGCTTGATCCTAGAGTAGCTATTACGGATAAAATCCAATCGGCTGTATCAGAAGCTATTACAAATTATGGTTCAGAATTTGGATGGCAAATGTTGTTTTATCCAGAAGAAAACCAATTATGGCTAAATGTACCTAATACTGTAGAAAAAACACAGTTTGCTATGAACACCATTACAAAAAATTGGTGTAATTACACAGGATGGAATGCTACATGTTGGGAGTTATTTAACGATCAACCTTACTTTGGTGGCAATGGTTTTGTAGGTAGGGCATGGTATACTAATTCAGATAATGGATCTAATATTAATGCTACTGCATTACAATCATTTTCAGCATTTGAAAGCCCAGGACAGCTAAAACGCTTTACAATGGCTAAACCTATATTTAGAACATCTGGTAGCCCTGCTATCTATGCAAACGTAAATATAGACTTTAACTTAGATGTACCTACTACAACACTTAACTTTACTCCTACCACATCTGGAACATGGGATAGTGCTAAATGGGATATAGGTGTTTGGGGTGGTGGTTTATCCATTCTACAACAATGGCAAGGTTTAAATGGTGTTGGCTATTATGGCGCACCTGTTGTTAAAACATCTTCACAAGGTATTGACGTAAGATGGGTTTCTACAGATTTAGTTATTGAAAAGGGTGCAGTACTATAATAGTTCAAGGTCAAGAAGTTGGCGAGTGGGTATGTGAAAAGGCAGGTGGCCAATGGAATCCATTATGTCAAGCTATTGGTCAAGTAACAGATGGTAAATTTGTTATAGGCGTACTTTATAACGGTTATACAGGCAGTTCAATATCAATTCATTCAAGATGTGATATACCAGCAAAAGTTTCAAGAGAATTTTATTGGGCAATATTTAATTACCCATTCAATGTATTAAAAGTCAAACGCTTAACAGGATTAGTCTCTACAGCTAATTTAAAAGCACAAAAATTAGATGAACATTTAGGTTTTGAACGTGAAACCGTAATAAAAGATTACTTTCCTGATGGTGATGGGATTGTTTATATTATGCGACCAGAAAACTGTCGCTTTTTAAAACTCGGAGATAGATATGCAAAGTAAGTTAGCTAGATTGTTAGATCCACTTTATAGATGGATTACAAGTTACATGGATAGTTGTGGTTTTATTATGTATGGTATAGGTAAAGATGATGCACCACCACCACCAGACTATACTGCATTAGCTAAACAACAAGCCCAAAGCAATATTGACATGGCTCGTATGGGCTTAGCTGCTAACCGAGTAAATCAACAAACTCCTTTTGGTGGCTTATCTTACTCACAAACAGGTACAGATGCTTATGGTAATCCTACATATACTGCTACACAAACCATGTCACCTGAACAACAAGGTTTATACAAACAACAAACAGGTTTACAAAGTGGCATATTAAATACTGCACAAGCTGGTTTAGGTAATGTTTTAAACTCAGTAATGCAAGGCGGTGTAGATCAATCTAAATTAGCTCAAACAGGTATTAATCCTGGTGAAACATATTCTGATGCTATTATGCGTAGACTTGCACC